TCATTCGCGGTCCTCCAGCCGGCGGGCGACCTGGGCGACGGCGATGCCGGCGCGCGAGACCTCCTCGATCTTCTCCTCGATGCGGATCAGGTGGTCGGAGATGCGGCGGTCGAGGTCGCGGATCAGCGACAGCGGGACATAGGTTCGCGCCACCTCGATCTTGAACTGCGCGAGGTCCTCCCGCGTACGGGTCAGCGCGTCCGAATCGCGCTGGTCGCCGCGGTCGATGCGCTCGTGCATGTCCTTCCGGAGGCCGTGGATCATCCAGAAGAGCGCGGCCACGATGGGCGCCTCCACGGCGGAGATCCACCATTGGGGTTCGATCTGGATCGGCATTGGGTCGCCTGCCCTCTCTGCTGGAACCTTGAAGGGAGGCGGCCGGGGCCCCAGAGTCCGGACCAGGACCCTGGGAACCCCGCGCCGCGATGTGGAATGAGCCGTATCTCGAGACCTGCTGCCGTTCGGCGCTGCACCGGCTGACGCTGGTGGGACCGCATGGCCGGCCGCCGGGCCTCAAGGACGGGCCCTGTCTGAACCGCCTGACGTCGATGGGCCTGGCCCGGCCGCGCGAGGACGGCCGGTTCGAGATCACCGATGCCGGCCGCGCCCGGCATGCGAGCGAGATCCTGAAGAAGCAGGCGGCCTAGGAACCGCGCCAGGGCGGTGACGCCACCGGCCGCGCCCCGCGCACCAGGCGCACCGGTTCGGCCAGCAGGCAGCCCGCCACGGCATCGAGCGCATCGTCGCGCACCCCCGCCGCACCGGGGCGCCATTCCGCCATCTCGCCGGCGAAGGGCGTGCGGAAGACGCTTTCATGCGCATGCAGGCGCCGCGCGGCGAGCGCGGGTTCGAGTGCCGCGAGGATGCGGTCCTCCTTCGCGCGCACGCTGGCGTGCTCGATGACGGTGCAGGCGACGCCGGCGCGCGACAGTTCGCGTCGCAGCAGCGCGGGCAGGAAGCGGCCGAGGCCGTTGGTCTCCACCCGCACCGCCGGCAGCAGCGTCTCGCGCAGGATCTCGGCGACGCGGCGGCATTGCTGTGTCGCCGGGTCCTCCGCCGCGGCCGGGTCATGCGTCAGGTAGGCGAGGCGATGGAGGAAGTGATGCCCCTCCCCGTCCGCATAGGTTGCCGCCAGCACCGAGGCATCGCCCGATCCGGGCCTGCCATAGGCCGGATCCCAGAAGGCGCCGCCCGAGACGAGCCGCCGGCCCAGCAGCGTCAGCACGCCGCGGCCCTGCGCCTCGCGATAGTCGGGTTCCTCGGCGTAGCGGACGATCGCCGCAGGATCGAGCCGCGCCGCCCCGGCCGCGACGGGCCGCAGCAGCATCTGCCGCTGGAACTGCAGCGGGCCGACGCGATCGCGGAGCGACGCGACGACATCGCGCGGAAAGCGCTCGGGCCAGGCGCTGTGGCCCGCCGCGTTCACCACCGGCACGGCAAGGCGCCGGTAGCCGCGCAGGAAGGCACCCTCCTCCTTCGGGTGGCGGTAGAGGCTGTCCTCGCAATGCGGCGTGCCGACGAACAGGATCGTGCCGCCCGGCACCAGGATGAACTCGGCCTCGGCCAGGCGTTCCCGCAATTCGGCGCGCTTGCCCGGCGTGTCGCAGTTGCCTGCGACCTCGACGTCGTCGCAGACGATCACCTCGGCGCGGCTGCCGGTGACATTTCCGCCGATGCCCTGCGCCAGCATCGACGGATCGCGCAGCGCGCCGTCCCGCGCGACGGTGAAGCGGTCCGATGCCCAGGTTTCCGCCGCGTCCGGCAGCAGGTGGCGGCAGAGCGGGTGCCGCTCCACGATCCGCCGCACCGAGGCGACCATCTTCACCGCCAGCGGCTGGTCGGCGGCGAGGACGAGGATGCGCGTCTCGGGCCGCCGCGCCAGCAGCCAGGCGCACCACAGCCCGATCAGCGTCGACTTGCCGCAGCCGCGGAAGGCCATGAGCAGCAGCCGGTTCTCCCCGGCCGCGCCGCGCGCCTCGAGCCAGCGGGCGATGCGCCGGTGCACGGCCGGCGTCTCGTGCTGGTGCCGGCGGTTCCAGATCCAGACGAATTCGAGGAAGCCTGCGTCAGCATTGCTCCTCTTCCCCATGCGGGTCCTCCTCAGGGAAGGCTGCGATGGCCTGGCGTGCCTCCACCAGGATGGTCGCGGCGTCCTCCGCCGCACTGCCGTCCGCACCCATCAGGCGGCCGATCTTCACCAACGCCTCGACATGCGCGAGGGCGGCACGGCAGGCGGCGTGATGACCGGCGAAGGCCTTGGTGTCGTCGCCGGTCCCGGGTTCGGGCCCGGCACGGAGGAAGCGCAGGTAGTCCTCCATGACGACATCCATGGCGGAGCGGAGATCGGGACCGCGAAGGGTGACCTCGCGGCGCCCCGTCACGTCTTCACCACGCGCGCGCGGACGGTGCCGGCGGCGAGGTCGACGGCGACGGCTGTCTTGTTCCAGGCGGTGACCGTCACGACGTCCGTCGCGCCGACCTGCGCCATGAACACCAGGCCCGAGGTGGCGAGCGAGAAGGCCGCAGACGCGAAGTCGCCCGGCCGCGCGCCGGGGATGGTGACGTTCACCGCGGCCGTCCCGCCCGCCGCGATGGAAGGCGGGTCCCAGGCGGCCTCGGCCACCAGTTCCCGCGTGCCATGCGGCAGGTTCGGCTGACCATAGATCAGCGTCGGCGCGAAGAGCGGATCGCAGGCCAGGCGCATCGAGCGCAGCTCGTAGTCGCTGCCGATGCGCGCGACGCCGATGATGGCGTAGGCGACCTCGGGCGCGAGGCGCACCACCTGCGGGCGGGTCAGCGTGGCATCCGCCATGTCGGCGGCACTCTGGTACCAATAGGCGGTCGGGTTCCAGGTGAGCGACTGACCCGAAGCGCGGGCCCGCGGCGTGCCGGAATCCGTCAGCAGGTTGCGGCTGGCGTCGAAGCACATCACGACCAGACGCGGCGCATCGGCATCGACCGCGAGGGCGAATTCGCGGCAGCCCCGCGCATCCACCACGAAGCCGAGGCCGCGGCCGCCGGTCAGCAGCACACCGCTGTCGGTAAAGGCATAGGACGCCAGCGCCGGGAAGGCGAAGTCCGCCAGCGTCGCGATCGAGCCCGACACGTTGGACGACAGGCAGGCGAGTTTCTCGAAGCCCCATTCCGTGTTCGACCAGCGGATGCGCGCGGCGCGCAGGTTCGGCACGGCGCCGATCTCGCGCGTCGCCTCGCGGAAGGCCGCCGACTGGTGCGTGGCGCGCACGACCGAACCGGTCCGCGTGGCACTCGCCGGATAGTCGATGTCGACCAGGTAACCCTGGCTCGCCCAGGCGACCTCGTAGACATGGTCCTGGGCGCCGGCGGTGTGGCGCGCGACATGGGGGCTGCACCCTTCCATGCGCACGGCGCGGGCCCAGACGGACCGGCTGTTCACCTCGATCAGGAAGGGAATGCCGGTAATCGGGCGGTCCCTCGCCTGCAGCTCGAAGCCCGGCCCGTCGAACAGGTGCCGGTTGTGCGCGACATAGGCGCCGGGCGCGGCGGACAGGCGCACGCCGTAGCGGTCCTTGTCCGTGTGGACCGAGGAGCCCAGCGCGAAATGCCCGCCATAGTAGCGCACGGAGGTGTTCCACGCGCCCGCCGTCTCGGTGCGGACATCGAGGCCGATCTTGTTGTTCACGATGCGGCCGAGGTTGATCGTCGTGTCCTCGAAGCCGCGTTCCACGCCCTGGGTGCGGATGCCGATGGTGAAGCCCTCGACCTGGCGGATCTCGACGAAGGAGGCATCGAGGTTGCGCATCACCAGGCCGATATCGGCCTCGTTCATCCAGTCGGAGATGCTGGCGCGCAGCACGCGCAGCCCTTCGTAGCGCTTGGCGGCGTTGCGCGCGGCAGCGCCGTCGCCCAGCGTCAACGCCGCCTGCCCGTCCGGCCCGGCATAGAGGATGGTCCCGCGCATCACGAGGCCGGCGGCGCCACCGCCGAGGACGAGCGGCTGCGTGGTGCGGAAGGTGCCCTCCCCGATCTCGAGCGTCTTGCCCGAGGCGGCGGCGGCGGCCATCGCGGCGGCGAGCGCAGGCCCGTCATCGGTCACGCCGTCCCCCGTCGCGCCGAAGTCGCGCGCCGTCAGGCGCTCGGCGAGCTTGTCCTCCACGCTGCGCGGCACGCCGCCCGGATAGGGCACGCCGAGCAGCCCGGTACCGCGGTCGAAGACCGTCACGTCTCCGGTGGAATCGAAGCCCAGCACCCGGTTGGCCCGCGCACCGCGCAGCGGCAGCACCAGCCCGCCTGCGTCGGTGGGGTCGAGCCGCATCGCGCTGCCCACGTCATCGGCCACCTGCTGCAGCGCGGCGACCTGGTAGTCGAGCTCGTCGTTCAGCGCGCGGGCGCGCAGCACGCCGTTGTTCTGGAAGTCGGTGGTGCGCGCGATGGCGAGCCTGCGGCGCAGCGTCACCTTCGCCCCGGCCTGCGGTGGCGCGTCGAAGACGACGCTGCCGCCCTCGGAGGCGCCGGCCCCGGTCACGGTCGCGCCGCCGGCCAGCACGGCGCCGTCGATGCGGATCTCGAGATCGGCCGCGTCGAAGATCGGGAAGGGATAGGTGAACGCGGCCAGGACGCCGTCCGCGACGTACTGCACGCGCGGCGCGACATCGCCGATCGTGATGTGTTCGGCCATCGGGATCCTCGGTGTGTCTTGGGGTTGGGGCGGCGGCGCCGCGTCTCAATCGAGCAGGTTGCGCACGGTGCCGCCGAGCGTCTGCCCGGCCCGCAGGAAGGCGTTCACGCTGCCATCCGGCGCGAGCAGCGACCGCCGCCCGGCCGCAAGCCGCGCGCTCATGATCGCGGCTTCCTCGGCGGTGTCCTGCGCCGCGTCGGTCTTGAGGCCGGCGGCAAGCGCGGCCGCCGAGCCTTCGTCCGGCGACACGCCGCCTGCGCCCAGCCTGGCGCGCGCCGAGGCCAGGGTGCGCGCCAGCGTGTCCCGCCGCTCGCGCGCCTTGGCGGCGAGTTGCGCATCGCCCTGCTGCTGCTGCGCCGCCTGCTGCTGGCGCAGGTTCTCCTGCTGCACCTGGGCGGCAACCTTCTGCTGCTGGGCCTGTCGGACCTGGCCGTAGACGGTGAGGCCCGCCCCGGCGAGCGAGGCGAGAGAGGCGAGCTGGGCCATCAATCGGTCATCCTGATCTCGGTGGTGACGGAAAGCAGGGTCATCGGCAGCGGCACCTCGCCCTCGATGCGCCAGAGCGGCCGCAGCCGGTCGCGCCGCCAGCCGAGGCCGCGCAGCGTGACGTCGCCGGTGAAGGGCGGCGGCGCCGCATCCAGCACCGGCGTATCGAGCCGCCGGAACGACAACGGTTCCGCCCCGCGCCCGAGGTCGACGGCAAGCGCCGGCGTCCCGAGCAACCGGAAGGTCACGGCGACGAGCCGCAGCGGCCCCGTTGCCGCGCCGGCCGCGGAGATGAGGTCGGGCGGGAGCGGCTCGACCTCGTGCCGGTAGGCGAGGCCCACCTGGACGGAGGAGGCCGCGTCCTCGAGCGTCACCGCGCCGTCGAGCACGCTCGCCGCCGCGCGCGGCACACCGTCGGCGAGCACGCCGACGACGCGCCCCTCGAGATGCCCGAGCCCGCTCCATTGGTCCTGCGGCGTCGGCGCGGTTCCGGTCAGCGCGGCGTCGAGGCCGAGTTCCGCATCGAAGCGTTCGAGCGCGAAGGCGCCGTCGCGTTCCGTCACGGCCCAGACGACGCCCTCGCTTTCCGCCACGGCGCGGAAGGCGCCGTCGGTCTCCTGCCGCGTCCAGGCGGTGACCTGCTCGGCGCGGTAGATCGTCAGCGTGCCGATCGACCCGTCCGCCATCACCAGGTGCAGCAGCCGCGCGCCCTGGTCGTACGCGACGGACACCGGCACCGAGACGATGTGGCGCGCCAGGATGGCGAGGTCGTTCGCCTGGTAGGTCTGGCTGACGTCGGTATAGGCGAACTCGTAGACGCCTTGCCCGCTGCGCGCGACGAAGACGGTCGATCCGTCCACGTCCACCGGCGGCATCAGCCGGTCCACCGGCGACCCCACGCGCGTCTGCCGGTTCAGCTGGATGCTGGCCGGCGTCAGCGGATCGCCGGTGACCATCCACTCCGCGCCCGAGGTGAAGACCTGCAGGTGCCGCCCCGAGAAGACGCCGCGGATCGCGTTCACCTGGTCCGAGACCAGGCCGAACTCGATTGCCTCGTCATCCAGCCCGGTGCCGGCGTCGAAGTTGAACAGATCCCCGGTGCGCGACAGCCACAGCCGGTTCGGCAGGTCGCGCGACCCGCCGACGACCAGGCGTTCCTGATGGAAGCCGCAACTCACGGGCCAGCCGCGCGCGCCGCTGAAGGCGGCCTCGTCCCAATCCGCGGTGGGGCCGGCGACGGTGAGGGCGTCCTCGACCACCGCGCTCGCCTGCTGCGCGGTCTGCAGCGCCGTGACCACCAGCCGCTTCCCCGCGATGCGCAACCGCGCGCCGACATGGCCGGGCTGGAAGAAGGTCGCGCTGGTGAAGAGCGTGACCGTCCCGCTCGTCGCCGTCGCCTGCAGCGTCATCGCCGGGTCGGCGAAGCGGAAGAAGGGCTCCGCGACGAAGGACCAGGCCGCGATCGTCCACCCTGCGGTCGTGCGCGTCACGCGCTGCGGCGCCATGTCGGGATGGGTCAGCAGCAGCGTGTCCGCACTCTGCGTGAAGCCGATCTGCGGCAGCATGGCCGTGGTCCAGGGGCCGGCCAGGCTCGCCACCGCGGCATCGCCCTGGAACACCTGCAGCGTGCCCGCGGTCAGGACCATCAGGTAGGTCTGCTCGGTGTTGAATTCGAAGGCGATCAGGCGCGCAGGCCCCGGCAGCGGCGTCACGTGCCGCAACCCGGGCCGTCGCGTCACGCCGCCGGTCGGCTGGATGAAGACGTTGCGGAGGCGCCGCGCCCCGTTCTCGAAGGCGCGCAGGTCGCCGCGCCCGAGCAGTTCGGGCGCGAGCTCCCCCGCGGCGAAGGATGTCTTGGCACGCTTGACGGCGGGCATGGCTCAGCCCCGCACGTCGATTAGCGGAAAGCCCTCGAGCACGCGCGCGCTCGCCTGCTGGCTGTCGGCCTGGCGCGCCTGGCGCAGCTCGGCCTCGGCGAGGCGGTGCAGCATCTCGGCGCGGGAGGAGTTCTCGGTCAGCGGGATGCAGAACTCGGCCGCAAGGCGCGCGACCAGGGCCGAGGCGAAGTAGGGCGGGAAGGCGCTCTCGTCGGGGCGGAAGACGTAGGTCAGCGCGACCTCCCCGGCATCGGTGAACAGCCGGTCCTCCTGCAGGCGATAGACGATGCCGCGCGCCCGCCCGGCGGCGCCGGCCGACAGCGCGCGCAGGAAGCCGCCCGGCAGCTGGAAGGCGTTCGGGAAGTCGGCCCGCGGCACGGCGGCGAGCCGCCCGAGCGCGGCCTGCGCCGTCGCGAAGGACCAGGGATAGACCGACAGCAGCGCGTCGCGGATCCCGGGATAGAGATTGGCCGCGACCTCGGCCTCGGCCGTCCCCTCGTCGAGCGAGGCGACCGGCTGCGCGCCGATCTTGAGCAAGGCGCGCGAGCAGAGCGCGAGGGCGGAGAGCGCCATCGGGGAAGACCTCCAACGAACGGGGAAAAGGAAGACGGGGGGAAGGGAACTTCCCCCCGTGCCCCCCAACCTTCTTTGTCTTCTGGGGACTGACTTCGGCGGTCAGTTCCCATGTCGCAAAGAAGGTTGAGGGGGGTCCGGGGGGAGAAGTTCCCTTCTCCCCCCGCCCTCATCACTCCTTGGCGCGCATCCGCACGACGCCGGTGGCGTCGATCATCACCGCGCCCTGCGACATCATGTTGTTCACGAAGTGCGCGGCGCGGTCGCCGTGCCAGGTGATGTCGGTGACGACCTCGCTCGCCACCGCGTGGCCGACCGCGGTCTTGTGGTAGAAGTAGCAGTAGCGGAGCACGCCCGCCTTGGTCAGGCCGGAATGCGGCATCCAGGTCGCGCCGAGCCAGCGCTTCGCCTGCGTGCCCTTCCACGGCAGCGCGTCGTCGCCGACATATTCCGAGGACGCGAATTCCTCGATCTGCAGCAGTTCGGACCACTGCTTCCAGCCGACCACGGCGAAGCGGTTGCCGTCGTCCGGCACATCCGCGGCGCCGAGCATCTCGAAGGCCATCAGCACCTTCTGCTTGGTCAGGCCGTCGGTGTCGGTCAGCCCCGTCCCCGTCCCCGTCGCCACCTGCGTCGCGGTGTCGAGGGCGGCGATGATCAGCTCATCCGTCTTGCGGCCGAGCGCATAGGCGCCGGCATTCGCGATGACGGTGCGTTCGTCGATGTTGGTCTTGATCTCGTCGAGGCGGTCGATCCACTCGCCGGCGTAGTAGTCCTGCAGGAAGCACTCGGCGTTGGAGAATTCGAGGTTCATCACCGGCACGACGCCGTTGCGCGCCTTGGCCGCCGCGGTGCCCTTGCCGATGCGCGGGAAGATGGTCGACGCGCCCTTCACGTTCGACTTGGAACGCACGGTGGGGCGCAGCTTGCTGCCCTGGCGCTGGTAGGCCTCGGCGACCTCGGCCTCGAACTGCTTCACGAAGGCCTGCTCGATGGTGCCCGACATGCGGGGTCCCTTTCGTCGTTCGGATTGCTGGGGGATGCGCCGGCGTCCGGTTGGCCGCGATGCGGGCCGGGCTGCGGCGCGGCGCGCGCGCCCCGGTGGGGTTGTGCGCGCGCCGGAAGGCGATCGGGGCGGGCGGCGCTGCCGCTTCGGCAGGCGCGCCACCCGCCCCTTCTGGCCCCGGCGCCAGGCGCGCGGGGCCGCCGGCGCGGCGAGCGGCGGGAGGATCCACTCGAGCCGCGCCGGAAGGCCGGCAGTGCTTCAGGCGGCGCGCATCAGCGCGCCGAGCCCGCGACTGCGGCCCGCCCGTCGTCCGGCGCCGGAGGGCATCACGACGCGCTCACGAGCCGGCGGAAGCCCTCGGTCACGCGCTTGACGAACTCCGGCTCCCGCGTGCGCCAGTAGCGCGGGTCGCGCATCATCGCCCGCAGCTCCGTCTCGTCGGAGGCGGACGGCGCCTCCCCGCGATGCGCCAGGCCCGGCTCCTTCGCGTCCATCATCCGGTGCAATGCGATCACGCCCTCCGCCGTGGTGGACAGCGCCTCCATCACAGGCGCGGGCAGGTTCGCGCGGCCCCAGGCGCTGACCTGCGCGGCGATGCGGCGGAAGCGCTCCTCGCCGCCGAAATGCTCGCGCAGCTTCTCGACCTGACGCTCGGCCTCGAACTGGCTCGCCGCCTCGGCGATCAGCGGCAGCAGCCGCTCGGCCGCGAGGTCGTAGACGAGCTGCGCCTGGGACGGCGTGAAGCCCGCCTCGTGCAGGCGCTGGTTCACGCCGGCATCGGCGCAGCACAGCTCGTGCTTCGGCTCGATGGCGTACTCCTCGGGCGTGTCCGGCACGCCGATCGCGCGGCGGAAGCGGATGCGATCCTCCTCCGGCGCATCAGGCGCGGGCGGCGCCAGGCGCTGGGACAGGCGCTTCTCCAGCTCGCGATAGGATTTCAGCAGCGCGTCGATGCGGACGGCGCCGGCCTCCTCGTCCCAGAACTTCTCGGGCACCTCGGTCGGACGTGCGCCGCGGGGATCGGCGCCATCATCGGCCAGGGCAGTCTGCAGCAGGTCCTCGGGCATGAGGCGCTCACTCCTTCTCGGCTTGGGCGGGGGGATTCAGGACCTCGGCGGGCGCGCTCAGCGTCCGGCCGAGCCAGCGGGCGGCGGCGGGCAGGTCGACCTGCGCGAGGGCCTCGGGCCCCATGGCGCGCACCGCCTGCAGGAACAGCAGCGTGTTCGCCGCATCGGCGCGCCCCTGCACCTGCGCGAGCGGGCTGCGGTAGCGCAGCACCGCCTCCCGCCCGTCGAGTAGCAGCGGCGGGATCTCCCCGCGCCGCCGCAGGATCGCGAGGCAGCGGCCGACAAGCGGCGTCAGCAGCTCCGCCTGCAGCCGCCCATAGGTCGCGCCGAGGAGCCGCGCCGTCTGCGCCGAGCGTTCGAGCACCTCGGTCGCCGTCATGGTGTCGCCGCGCTGCGGCCCGAGCCGGTCGGCCAGCAGCGCACCGCGGATCCGCTCGCGCAGATCCGTCAGCACCAGCTGCGAGACGTCGAAGTTCCCCGGCGCCGCGAGCGGCGTCAGCCCGGAGGACCCCGGCGCCTTCGGGATGATCGCGCCGGGTTCGAGCCGCACCGTCGCCGGGTTCAGCACGCCGTCGTCATCGGCCTGCCAGATCCCCGTCGCGGCGATGGAGGCGTTCTTGAGAACGAGCTCCACCACCTTGTTCGCGGTGCGGATGTCCGGCAGCGCCTTGGCGACCGGTCCGCGGCCATAGGCCTCGCCCGGCGCCTTCAGCCAGCGGAAGGCGATGAAGGGGCTCTCGGCGAAACGCCCCTCGGCGAGCACGGTCAGGCCGCGATCGCCGGCCAGCACCGCCATGAAGCGGTATCCGCCGCGGTCGGGCCAGACGGCCTCGACGACGCGATGGCGCGGCGCCTCGGCATCCTCCTCGGCGCCGGGCTCGATCGGCGCGCCGGGATAGCGCGCGGCGAGCGCCGCGCTGCCCAGCCGCGCGGCGCGGAACACGGTGTCGAGCCGCCCGGAGGGACCTTCCTCGAGCACCGCCTCGCGCAGCGGCACGGCGGTGAAGCGCAGCGCCGAAGCCTCGCCCACCGGCGCTTCCTCGACCAGCAGCACGCCGGTGCCGGCGACCACCAGGTCGAGGAAGGCCTGGTGCATCTCGAGCGCGAAGTTCGAGCGGTCGAAATGCCCCTGCAGCGTCTCCGCCGCGTCCTCGAGCGCGATGGCCGCGTCGTTGTCGCCCTCGACCGGCCGCGCGGGGGCAAGGCCGAACCAGCGCGACCAGGGCGGCGTCAGTTCCGCGAGCAGCGAGGCGGCGAGCTGCTCCGCCGCATCGGCGGCGGTCGCGTCGAAGATCGCCACGCGCCCGCCGGTCGCCGGCGGCAGCACGTGGTCGTAGCAATCCTGCCACAGCGCATCCTGCGCGCGGCGGCGGTCGAGCGCGCGGGCATGCCGCGCAAGGATCTCCTCCGGCGTCATTCCCTCACTCCCCGAGTAGCGACTTGCGCGTCGCGGCGATGTCGGCGCTGGCGCCGAGCAGGCCGCGGGCCGAGGTGGCGATGGTGCCGGCCAAGCCGCGGCGCGCCCGGTCGCGCGTCTCGGTGCGGGACGCGGCGGCGGTCTCCTCGGCGGCCATGGCGGGGGTGGGCGCCGCCTGGGCCGGCGCGGCGGCCGGCGGGGGCGCGATGACGACAGGCTTCGGGGCACGGAACAGGCCACCCATGCGCGCGCGGCTCCTCTCGACGATCGGTGGAAGGGATCCCGGTCCCCCAAAAAGCCGCGGGCCCGGCCTTCGCTTCGGAAGGACGGGCCCGCGCAGTCGATGGGGGGAACGGGAGGAAGACCTCCGGGCGCACTTCGCCCGTTGGCGAGGAGGGAGATAGCCTAGGTGCCGGACGGGGTCAAGACTTTTTTCCTATTTCCTGCAAGAATCCTCACCAGGCGCCGGCACAGCCCCCAGGGCGTTAGGGCGAAGGGCGCCCCGGCCCCGAGCACGGCCCGGCAGAGCCCGACGCAAGACATCGGCAGCAGGCCCGGCAGGCGCACCGGGCGCGCCGGTCCGGGATGGAAGGGCCCCACCACGACCAGCCCCGCGCGCTCGTAGAAGCCCGGCAGGTCATAGGCCGCCGGCACGGTCAGGCGTGCGACCAGCAACCGGCCGGACAGCGGTTCCACCACGGTCCAGCCGGCCTCGTCGCGCAGCGCTGCGAAGCAGTGCCGGAAGCCGCGCCGCAGCAGCCGCAGCCAGGGCTGGTCGGCCTCCCCGCCGAAGGCGATCCAGACTTCCTGCCCGGCCTCCCGCGCCTGGCGCAGCCGGGGGGTCATGCGACGATCCCCTTCACGCGCAGCGGCCATTCCAAGCGGTTCATCGCCTCGCGCCACTGGGCATGGTCGGCGCGTTCCGAGGCATGGCGCGGATCGGGGGCGGCGCCCCGTTCCCCCCAGACACGCATCACGCGGGCGTGGATCAGGTCGATCCGCCGCTGGCGGTACAGCCGGTCCAGGCACTTGATGACGTCGTCGGGCTCGCAGGGCCGGACCTTCTCGCCCTTGCCGGCGGTGACCCGCGCGCCGTCGCGGCGGGCGATCAGGGCGGCCATGGTCCAGAGCCAGGCCTCTTCGGCCGATCGGAACGGTTCCGCGGCGGCGATGCTGCCGAAGCGGGGCGCGTGGGCGGTGCGGGGAGCAGGGCGCATGGGGGTCTCGCCTGTGAGGAGAACAATACAAGAACGTTAACCGCCATGGTTGCGCCCGGCAAGACAAAAAAGGAAAATGTCCCTATTGCAATCCGACACCAGACCTAGGATGTATTGCCCACGACTCGGGACGACATCTGGATTCGCGTCCTGGGTCCGGCGGAACGGAACATCAGCCCAAAATGCGGCACGACGACATCTGGCGCGCTCTCGACGCCCTTGCGGCCGAACATGGCCTTTCGGCCTCCGGCCTCGCGCGCAAGGCGGGGCTCGACCCCACGGCCTTCAACCCCTCGAAGCGCATCGGCGCCGACGGCCGCGCCCGCTGGCCCTCCACCGAGAGCGTCGCCAAGGTGCTCGACGCCGTCGGCCGCGGCGTGGAGGATTTCGCCGCCCTCGTCTCCGGCGCCCCCGCCCTGACCCGCGGTTCGAGCCGCGGCGGCGCGGGCCGCCGCATCCCGCTGATCGGCCTCGCCCAGGCCGGCGGCGACGGATATTTCGACGACGGCGGCTATCCCGTCGGCGGCTCCTGGGACGAGATCTCCCTGCCCGACATCGGCGACCCCAACGCCTATGCGCTCGAGATCTCGGGCGAATCCATGGAGCCGGTCTTCCGCGACGGCGACGTCGTCATCGTCTCCCCCGCGGCGCCGGTGCGCCGCGGCGATCGCGTCGTGGTGCGCACCGCCAAGGGCGAGGTGATGGCCAAGGAACTGCGTCGCCAATCCGCCAAGCGCATCGAGCTCGCGAGCCTCAATCCCGCGCATCCGTCCTACAGCTTCGAGCTGCCCGAGATCGCCTGGATGCACCGCATCGTCTGGGCGAGCCAATAG